GCTGCATAATATTCTCCACCTTGTGATGTTTCCCATTTACCAGCGGCTTGCGAATCGGGGTCGAGTCTTGTTTCAAACACTCTTTGGTATTCGGGGCTATCGATTAGAACTTTAGCTTTACGTCCAAAACGGATCGCGAGTTCAGTTGTGTGGGTTGATTGTATGATTTTAAGATCAGGTTTTCTACCAACCATCCATGCCGGAAGGAGGAACGATGCAAACTCTGACTTGGTATGTCTTGGCGGCATGTTGATAATGAGTCTTTTAATTTTGCCAGATGCAATCTTATTAAACTTATCGGCAATTTCTTTGTGATGTCTACCTTCAATAAACTCTGGCCAAACTTCTTTTACAAAAGACATAAAATCATTTCTAATTAATTCTTGCTTTTGTTTTTTTAATAACAGCGTGTGGAGCTTTGCGTATTCTTTTTGACGTTCGTAGGATAAAGTTTTAGTAAACGCTGGATTTAAGTATTCAGGTTTACTTTTCATTTTGGATTTCATAAAATTTTTTGCAGAATTTTTTTGATTCTGTTTTCCTCTCGATTTGAAATTTACCCTATATTTAAGTCTAAATCAAACTCTATAGGTATATGTATTAGGATCCCTATCTAGTTTGGGGTGGGTGGGCCCATCGTTTGCGAGCCTGTATTGAAATGGCCTGGGACCCCTCGGGGTGGGTGGGCCCAAAGTTCACGAGCTATGTAGTTATTGCATAGGGTATGGGATTATCCCATACCCAAGATGTTGTGTGAGTTATTCTCTTACATTAATCGTTGTTGTTGTATAGTTATAACCATACGTTGTTTCTATCCTTTCTTTTTTTGGATCGTCGATTGGTGTTTCAAGACAATCTAATCTAGGGTGTAGTCCAATGAATTCTTCCCAATGTGCATAGGCAAAATCATTCCAACAACCTTGACTACAAAAATGGCTAAACCAATTATTTGCGTTCCAACTATTTTGTGCAATCTTACGAGTTCTTAAAACTTTTTGACCTTTAACACCTCGCACCCTGTCCAATGTTTTATTAGTATGACATTTCGGTCCATGGCACCAATGAAAATCACTCATTAAGCTACCTCGGCAGTTATCATAACTTGACCTACTGCGCACCTATAACCCTGTTGGTCAAGATCATAATAAGTCATGTATCTAATTTTATTAGATATCTTATCTCGGACAATTCTGCATTTAGCAGTCCATTGTGCTCGTCTAGTTATTGATCTAGTTTTTTTATTATCTTTTAGTTTTTTTCGCTCAACTCCATTGTGAGTCATTGGTCTATAAGTAATTATAAACTTACTGCCAACATCTAATGTATCGTCTATTAACATAATTATCCTTTCTTTTGTTATGGGATATTCTACCATAGAATATCCCATAGTGTCAACCCTTAATTAACGCTTTGTTGTTGTTGCATTAATGCTTTCGCAATAGCAATTTTTTCCTCTCTAGTTTGTTCAACCTTATCTTCTAAAAGACTTGCCAAGTTTTCTGGACTATAAATTGATAATGCCATTGAGCTACTTTCATTCAACACACTTTCATTTAAAGGTATTCCAAGTTTATCTGCAAGTGATTTAGCTTGGTCAAAGTATTTATAAGACTTTAAACCAAGTCTTAATTTACTCATTTTATTTTCAACATAATTATATAATTGTTGATGAGTAAGTTTTACATTTTCAACCGATTGATTATACATCTTGAAAACTTTTATCGTATCTTCATCAACTTTAAATTGACGAGAATGACAGTAAGAAGTTCCAATGACATCAAGTTTAAAATCATTTTCCCACTCGTCTTTATGATAAACTGCATTTCCTGTATCATCATTTCTACGACCATAACCCAAAAAGTTTTCAACCCTACTTTCCATGTCATAATAACTTGGGTTTCTTTTTGAATAGTCATCATTGATTTTAAGTTTATAATCTGCGTCAAGACCTTTTGCATTAATCTCATCTCTATAATAAGACCTTGCAAAATCTCTATCATCTAAATCAAACTTAACATGTTCCTCGTTTTGACTTTCGTACTCTCTACCCTCGTCATCAACTTTCATAATTGGTTGACTAAAATAAAAACAATTATCCTCGTACAACTCGCCACCTGCTGAATTGTATTTGGCTCTCATACTTCTAATTGTTTCAATATCTTCCATGGGTTGATGTGCTCTTACAACTTTTTCTGCAAGTGATTTTGTGATTGACCTTGCATGGTTGTAGTTTTCTATTGCTTTTAGATGTGCCTGTCTTTTTGGGTTATCTTCACTTTCCCAATGTGCTTTAAAAACATCTGCAATAGTTTTTCTTTTTTCTGCGTTTAGTGTTAGTCTTTTTGACATATTTATCCTTTCTTTAGTTATGGGAATTTATATCAAAATAAAAATATAAGTCAAATCTTTTTTTATTTATTTTTAGGGAGGGTGGGCCCGGAGCTCACAAGCATAGGTTGAATAAAAATTAATTATTTATTTGACAGTATGGGATATTATGTTATAAGTAATTATCTTCCGTTTGGTAGAGTTCCGAAGATAAAAACTCAAACTACCAAAAAAGAAAGGATAATTATGAGCAATGAAATAATAGTTAAATTAGAAGAGGGACTTTATGAAGAGTACCTTGAAGATCTTCAAAAAAAATATTATGGAGGAATTAACAAAGTTTTAGGTGAGCCTTGGTTCCATAAATCAGATGCTGAAATGGAAGCCGAAGCCGAAAAAAAAGTTCAAGAATTTATGGACCGCAATTCATAAATAAAAGATCAACCCAGTGTCACACCGCCTACTGCAGGCCGTCTTCACTGGGTGCTGATCCCTGGTCCAATGAATAAGCATTAGAAGCAAAAATTGGACCTGGGATCAGTGGAATGTCGAGACGCTTTGCGTCTGCTCTGCTGATCATTATCCTAACTTACCGAAGCGCGAGCGAAAGCTCGCGAGCCGGGGGGGAGGGTGGGCCCTAGGGTCACAAGCTCACATTGTCAATAAAAAAATAAAAGTTGACAAGCAAGCAGAATTATTTAGTATGGGATTTTATGAGAAGATTAAGAAGCAAACACAATAACTTATTAAATTATTTTTTATATAATGACAGCGAGCTTTCACCAGCATATGTTGCAAAATGTAAAAAGTTTTTTAAAGAAATAGAAAGAAAAAATGAAAACAACAGAAGCAAAACAAATAACGGGCAGCCTATCAAAGCCCTCTAAAATGCCTGGCCACGCTTATGGCCTGCCAGCCAAAGAATGCAAGACTGGCAAAAAATTACAGCAAGTGAAGGGCAGCACCTGTTATGACTGCTATGCATTAAAAGGCTGTTATGTCTTCGCGGTAGTCCAGGCAGCTCAATATAAAAGACTGGAGGCCATCCGCCACCCGTTATGGGTTCAGGCCATGGCAACGCAAATTAATTCTAAAAAAACAAAATTTTTTAGATGGCATGACAGCGGCGACGTTCAGGACGTCGAGCACTTAATGAAAATTTTTGAAGTGTGCAGGCTGTCACCTGACGTGCAGCACTGGATGCCAACGCGCGAAGCGTGGACAAAAGAATATATTGATCAGGCGCCAGCGAATTTAGTTGTTAGATTTTCAATGCCAATGATTGGGCAGCCGGCCGCGAACAGCTGGGCCAATTGTTCAACCGTTGTAAAAGATCCAAAGCTGGCCACGTGTCCAGCACCAAACCAAGACAATGAATGCAAGGACTGCCGGGCGTGCTGGTCCAAGGATGTGCACAACGTTGCATATTTAGCTCACTAGTTTAGAATGATTCTAATGTGGCATCATCCAAAATATTACAAAGAAATGGAAAGGAAGCGCAAGCAGCTGGAGAAGGAGCGCGAGCTAGCGAGCGAGCAAGCCAACAAGCTGGAGAGCGAGCGAGCGAGCAGGCGGGTGGGTGGGCCCACGAGCCGCGAGCAGGTGAGTGATCAAGCGTCAGATGAGGAAGCGAGCAAGCAACGTTGAATGTGGTCCCAATCGTTGATTGCGAGGGAAGGTGTTTCGCGGTGGTCTACAAGCAGACCGGGGATCGAGGAGCTTTCAAACAATTTGGTACACTTAAGGGAAGGGTCGTGTACGAGTATAAAGTTACGTTTTGTACGAGTTATATGAAATAGTTTTTGATGGGGACTAAAGCTTATTTTGTTACCATAAACTAGCTTAAGCTCAACCAGGAAAAAACCACAAGAATCATTATATCCCAATAGATCCGGTACACCAAAGGATGCCCAAGACTCTAGTCTTGTCCATTGAATTTTAGGTGTTTTCTTCTTAACTAATTGCCAAAATTTAGATTCTTTTTTCATAGTACGCCCGATAGCATTCGTACGTAGTTATACTACCCTTATTGACTTATAATCGTACATGTTATAAATGTCAAACTATGCCAAAAGCTCCAACATTAACTGAAAGACAAATGAAATTTGCAGAGTTACTTATCTTTGGGAATCCCAAAGATGGTACACCCATGAGTGCATCAGAAGCAGCATTTAAAGCAGGATACAGAACAAGACCAAGACAGTCAGCATCAGAATTACAAAACAGAAAAATATATCCATTAGTTGTTAAATACAGAGATGAATTAAAAGAAGAAGTTATGCAGAAGTATGGAATCAATTATCAGAAACATTTAGAGGATCTTGGTAAGTTAAGAGATAAATCATCAAAGCTACAACAAATGTCAGCAGCTATAAATGCAGAGAAGACTCGAGGTCAGGTAGGTGGTTTAAACATTGAAAGAAAATTAATTAAGGTAGATGTAGACTACGATAAATTAAATCCTGAAGAATTGCAGAACGCATTAAATTCTATGTATAATGAAGATAATGAAGCAATTAAAAATGTTACACCAGTGCAAGATGCAGAAGTATTAGAAGAAGAATCAAACCCTGGTATTGATTCAGAAGAGAAATAATTCTACCCCAATATTTACTTGGAAATTTTTTTACTAGTGACCACTTGTTTGTCACTGTTTCGTATAGTTTTGCCATAATCTACTCCTTGTGAGTCTGGTCCTTTCCTTGGTGGAAGTTGGTCCCATTTTACATTAGGCATGTTCTTTGTCAATGTAGGATTAAAGATTCTATTAAAGTTTTCTTTGTATAAATCATTGGTAGGTCTTGATCTACCATCATAACTAAATTTTTTATTTTTCATTTATTTTCTCCATTTTAACTATACACCCTTTTGGGAATACATTTCTATCACTAAATAGTTCATCATTAACTTCATAGCTTGCAAAAGTTCTTACATTCTTTTTATCTTTGTTTAACAAGTATGCATGAGTTATCATTTCTGATGGCATAAAACCTGCTGCTGTATGTAAGTCTGCATGCCCGCTGTCACCCGTGATATCCAACCATGTGATCTTATAGAAGTAATATCTTTTCTTCTTGATCACAACAGATTTATATTTAGATTTTTTCAGACGTCTCATATCAATCTTATACTGTATAGTGAGATTTTTGGGCAAAAAAGTTTTTCAAAATAAAAAAAAGGTCGCGCGCGTCGAGTAGCAGAGTGTGCCAGAGCAAAATTGATGCTTATTTAACCTCTATGCACTTACTGCATATACTAACCATACTTTTACTACTGTGCCAGAGCAAAATCGTCTACTATTCAACAATACTGTCATCTGTGCCATGATGTGCCACTCAAAACAGACCCTTTGGCACAGCTATTAATCAACAATACCAACAATAATAGGTCAAATTTAGACTTTGTGCCACTGTGCCACCAATAAAAAGTGATCACTGAAAAAAAAAATTACCCTAAAATTCCACTTATGTATGGCACAGTTTAGAATCATTCTAAACTTTGTAGTTTTTTGTACCATTTATTATTATTTTTTTAACACCTTTACCCTGTAATTCTATTGTTGCAAAAGGTTTCCAGGATTTTTTAATCAAATTTAATTCTAAAATAAAATTTGACCATTGTTTTGGTGTTATATCTTTACTTTGTATTATTACTTTTTTCATAGTTTTAGATGCCCTCCACTCTCGCTTTGGGCATCTTTGGTACCATTATCCATTATGGATTCTTTAAACACCATGATTTTTTTTAGGTCCTGCATATGTATGCGACCTAAACCTTTGTAGGTTTTCATGTTTTAAAACTATTCTTGCTGGTTCCGGAGAACCAATTAATTTATTTTTTTCCAACGCTATAAATCTAACCTCTTCCATATAACCATCTTTAGTTTCAATATATATCGGGCAATCTGATATGTTGGTGCCTTTTTCACCATCAGTAAATTTACCTAATATTTGTTGTAGATCTCTTACTCTCATTTGTTTAATCTATCCTCCTTAAATTTTGGATACATTTCGTTATGTCTTCTTGCCACATTCTTGACAAGTTTATACCACTTTTGTTTCCACATCTCTTTCATCTCACCTTCAGTTTTATTGTATGCATTTGCAATATTATCCAACTGTTTGATGTCTTTGTTTATAGTATTCATCAACTCTCCTTAAAAATTGGTGTTTATATTTTTGGAATTCTTTACCTTCGATAACAAACTCCTGGTAGTAATTATCTTTACTACACATCATCACCACACCTTTGGTAATTTCTGTTTTATATATAAAATTATGGGCCATAGCGTAGGCCGCCAATTGAAGACAGTAATCCCCGATCCATTCTCGGCGCTTCGGTTTGTTCGTTTGTTTAAAATCTATAATAGCATCACTACCCTTGTGTACCCCAACAAGATCAGTTTGGCCCGCATATAACCCAGGATAGTACAAAGTGCATTCTGTGCCGTAGTACAAGGGTACATTGCATAAACCCTGCTCTATGACCCTCGTAGCCATGTTATGGGCCTGTTTTCCAACGTTTGTCTCATCCAAATAACCTTTTTCCAATATATACATCTCAAGTATTTTGTGCATCGCCGTTCCTCGTGAAGCAGACTCATCCACGATCCGCGCCGCATTCTCCTCTCCCATCTTTTCTCTCCACGCTCTCAACGATTCGCGCTTCTCGGCTGATTCAGTT